CTCCATTGGATTTTTTGTTGCTGGAGAAGATGTACTTTGAGGATCAAGACAAGTTCCTGCAGAGCCACCCGGGAATGTCCTGGGTTTTTGTGGGCTTCGAAAAGGAGGGAGGCGGGTGGCACCGCCTCTTTACCAATATCGAACGCCGGGGCAAATTTAGGTTCAAGTGGGACGTCAAGTTCTGGGATAAAGCTTATGGCCCTCAGCTCGACATGCGTGTTGAGAACGAGCGTCGTAAGTGGTTTTCTATTGAACTGACGCCTGAACAATTCAACGACTTGGATTTCCTCTTTGAGTGCTCTAACTTCACTTATGAGATTTTGCCGAATGGCAACATTCTGGCCACAGCAATCACGCAGAAGTCTGGTAGATTGCGCACCTCATCAAACAATTCGATTGCTCATTGTTGGATCCTCTTTTACCATTACCTGAGGGTAACTTTGGAGAAGGGTGAAATCCCTAGTTATGAGCATTGTATGAAAGTCTTTAGCTTCATAGCCTTGTACTCCGATGATGACGTTGGGTCTACAAATAACCCAGAGTACTTCACCGAAGATGTGCTCCGTGCCACGTATCAACTATTTGGCATGGATATACACGAGTATGAGTTAACGGAAGACATGGAGAAATTAGACTTCCTTGGCGCGAGAAACGTCAAGTGGAATGGTTTTTGGTGCCCACTCTATAACCGAGAGAGAATGCTCTTCGCACTCCTCCACCTTGCGGGGAGGATATCAGACGAAGAGCGGTGTTCGCGTGTTCGTGGCCTTGCTCACAACCTTGCTTTTTCGACATTGGATGCTCGGCTCCTAGTAGATGCTCAACAGTACCTAGCGAGCCTGGGACGATGGACGGGACCTCCCTTGGATGAGGGACACCTCCGTACCGCATATCTCCCTAGTCCTGAGAAACGTTCAAAGGCCTTCCGCCAGGTCAAGCCGGTGATCGGATTTCCCGAAAGCGCTGGAGTTCAGGTGCGCCTGAATGTACCCGCCGAGATGGATATTTGCGATCCCCCTGTGGAGGAGCTATATGCTATTAAACAGTCCGCGGACCTACAACGGGAGGGCAATAAATTTAGCATACGAAATTCTCTGGATAAGATGCAACGTTCGACTAGAAAAGCAACACTTAATTCGTTGGTCTCTTCAGGCGCGCTTTCCCCCGAGGGAAAGTCCTGGCTGATTGAGGCTTTAGATCCGTATCATGATGAACAGATAACCTTAACAGGTTACCCGGATAACAACGTGTCCGGTTCCGTGATACAATGCGTAAAACAAACCATGTCCTTTGGCGTTCCACCAACGGTGGCGTCGGGAAATTGGGATTGCCATATTACGATGTTCAACTCCGAGCTGAAAAATGCGGGAGCGGGTCAGAACTGGGATAGCAATATCTTCAGCAACCCAGGAGCATTGAGCTTGAAAGCATCTCCGAGTATCTTCACCTATGCGCCCGAGGGTGTGTATGCGTATTCAGGTACTGCGGGGGTGCAGCTCTATGGTGGTAACGATGCCTCGGCCTACCGGTCTGGTGGTTTGTTCGTCACCGATGGGAGTACCAACACCTATTTGGAGGGCAATTGTAGAGTAATAGCAAAGGGATTCGAAGTGATTAACACGACGGCCGATATCTATAAACAGGGTACGGTTTCCGTGTATCGCCAACCCACGCCTGCGCCACTTTCAAAAGTGACCACGGGGTATACCAATGCCACCTCGCTCGAGAGCGAGTGTGACTCCGACTGCTCGCGCGATAAAAAGCGCAAGTCCCTGAAGGGAGAGGACGAGGGGGTGGGAGCACTTCCCACGACCCTTGGTTTTGCGTCAACCTACAACATTCAACAGCCACCAAAAGACCTCGCAAGTCTGATGTTGTTGGCAGGCTCCCAGCAGTTCAAAGCCGCTGATGGAGTTTATGTTGTGGCCACCATGAATACGCTTGATAACCCAGCAAAACAGCTTGAAGCTGCCGTTTGCGCTGCCTGGACCGACTCGATCGGTGTAGGAAACAATGGCGTGGCGGTTGTGAAGCCTGCAGTGTCGAACTTTTCAGCGACGTCCACTGCACTGGCTCCCTCTGGGTGTGTGCACATTTCGCCCTTCAATATGTGTGGCGCTTACTTCACGGGTTTGTCCCAACAGACCACGTTGACAGTGAATGCTATATGGTATGTGGAGCGATTTCCAACACCCATAGAAAGCGATCTTGTTGTTCTTGCCTCCCCATCTCCGGGCTTTGATCCTGTCGCGCTGGAAATCTACCAGCGTGCATTGGCCCACCTACCGGTGGGTGTGATGCAGGGAGAGAACCCTATTGGGGAGTGGTTTAATGCCGTCCTAAAGGCCGTGAAAAACTACGGCGTTCCAATTGGGAGGGCCATAGGGACTGTGGTTCCTATGGTCAACCCGATAACGTCCGTGGTCGAGTCTGCTGTTGACTCCATGCGCCCCCACGCCAAGCAAATGGCGAAGCGGGATAGGCGCACTCGAAGGAAGAAGCAGGCCAAGGCCCAAGGAATCAAGTTGGCCCCCAAAGCCAAGAAACAGAAAATCCCCGGACCAGGATCTTCCGGGGTCGGTGGACAGTGATGGACTTACTGGGAGCACCGCACGTGAATCGGTTGGAACCGACACAGTTGCGATAATGGCTCATACCCAGCAAGTTTTCCACTTGTACCATCAAACGCAGTTTAGCAAAATAAGTTCTGC